CTACGATGCAAGAATCCATACCAATAAGCATCCGATAATTGGGAAAGAAAAATCCAACAGACTTCCCACATCCCACACGCGTGGATCAAAACCTCCACACCATGGCATGTTGATACGTTTCCCTTTCCCAAACTTTTCTATCCAGCGATATTCTGCCTGGGTGTGTTCACGCGCAATGAAGAACGTACAACCTGCTATCGCACCGTAAGCCCAGTTTCCGGTAAAAAGACCAACCAGAGCCTGTGCGACAACAGCGCAAAGTGCGTGAAGAAAAGCTGTTATATCCATTACTACTCCTTTGTCAAATATGGCCTATGGAAACGTATAAAAACTTTAACCATTACTCAACTTAATCAACTTTTTAAATAAACTTATTGACATGACAAATGAACTGAGTAAGTGTGATAAAAATCTATAGATATAAAGATATAATATTCTATTACTAATCACTTAGTTATCTTAAATATAAACAATAAAATACCACCTCCAATGGAGGTGGTTTAGTGATAACAATTAAAATAGAATAGTCTATTTTAACACCCATCCTGTGTTTCCTGTTCCTGTTTTCTTTTGATACCAATCACCATTATAATCAATATACATTGACCCCTGAGGTGCGGTCACAACACCCTCAGGTGAACCGGAGCCTCTATAAATTCCAAAGAGAGTTGTACCTCTTACTTTCTCGTATGCAAACAACAAACCATCTGAAGCCCTTCTGATACGCAACGGTTCGTGCTCTGAGTCCGATGCGAATGTAGTGGTTCCGTTTGAATCTGTTTCCCTGGAAAAACTTCCATCTGTTCTTGTTCCTTCAATGATCGAATTTGGGTAGTTTGGATCATCAGATGAATGTAACCTAATATAGGAACTATTTGATGCTGATACCCCCCTACCCCTTAAAATCAATCCCTTAAATGATGACGTAAATAGTGCCTGGATTGAGCCATAAACAGTGTTATCACTACCGTTTTGCTGATCGTATATTCTTAGTCTTGAGCTATTATCATACATAATAGCGTTGAAGTATTCACCAAGACGTTCGCTAAATGCAACAATATTAAAAGCATTGCGCCATCTAAATGATATATTTCGCCCGCTTTCTCCGGCATCTACACCTGCATTACTTGAAGCATTGGTTATGCCAGAATTAAGGTTCTGATCATCGTTGTTACCAGTCGCTGGTCGTATAGAGTAAATTGTCTTTTTCTCAAGAGAATAGCTACTTCCCCATCCATAATCTATTTCAGGACTCCAATCTCCAGAATTTGCATCCTTGGTTGTTTCTACCCAATAAGAGCCATTTGATGGAGGGACACCAATTATTCCAGAAGTCTCAATGGATGATGCAGCCCATCTTCTTCCACGCCAGTTTACAATATTAGCTCCTGCCCTCCATGTTTCTATGCAGCTTATAATTATTTCTTCACCACGAATAGTTAGACCTTCCGGCTCAAATCTGGCTGGATTCCCAAGAGTTGGATGGTTAAGCAACCCATCGCGCCCATATTGCGACCTTGCATCATCGATATCTAATTTTCTTAGTAAATTACCTGTTAAATCATATGTAAAGATATGATGCTTTCCAAAAGCGTTAGCCCCTCCCTTAAGTATATGTATATATCTTCCATCAGACGCAATACCTTGTACAGAGTAAGCGCCTTCAGAAGGTGAGTCGCTCATTTCCCAAACAAACATGGGGTTTGCTAATGTTTTATCTTCAAGTTTATCAATTGATATTTTATCGTATATAAATACAGTTCGTTTAGCGGCATCACTCTTTGGTGTATTAACCATTATTAAAAGACGACCGTCAGAAGAAATGGCAATTCCTGCACGATTGTAATCTTGAAATGGGTGACCGCTACCAGTAATCCCCCATACATTATAACTTTTTACGTCAGACTGAGTTGTTCCTGCCCCTCGCCAAGTTATTTTACTAAACCCTTTGCCTGCAGACTCCCCATCTTCACCTGAATTGGTTACACTTGATGTATATAAATATACTTGACCATTCTCCACCATGGCAGAAAGATCAAAACCGTGCCCAAGGTTTAATTCTGGAGAATACGCAACATGGTTTACTACCCTTCCATCATCATAAAGATTAAACTCAACAATACGAACTCTTTCTTTATCTGACCAGGTCGGCCCAACAGGCCGTTGTGTGACAAATAGTTTTTCAATGCCATTAACACGGCAATATGCGATCCCCTGTAACGCATTTCTGGCATTAGGGTAAATTTCTGTGTTTGTTTCTCCCTGAAAACCAAAAAAAGGTTCCATCATTTTTCTCTGCGCAAGTTTGTCAGTTTCAAGCAGACGAGAAACTGAAATAAGAGAGCCATTATCTGCAACAATCCTCCCAATACCTCGAGCAGAAGATACATCAACTTCGAGAGTATTTACTGCAAAATCGCCATCAGGAACAAACATTCTATAGCCTGCGTTAGAGAATGCCTCAGTAGCGTCAGTTATTCCATCACTGATAGCCCCCCAACCGCGAACGTCTTTGTCATCACGCCATCGTGCAATCTGCAATTCTGGATATTTTTTAGAACCATCCGGGTCTTCTAATTGCTGCCGTAACTGATCAGGGTCATACTTCAGCACATTAGGAAAATAGAACTGCTGCGCACCATACGCATCATAAACAGCCATAGAATGGCCCTGTACAGTTACGAATTTGGCAATCTGTCCGTTATATACCGGATACCCGCCAGCGTTAATGATGATTGGCTGTGCAACAGGAACGTGAGAGCCATCTTCATTCTCTACATAAACCTGAATCTGGTTTTCTGGATTTACCGGGTCAGTGTCAATTTTACCGATATAAATTTTGCCATTGGCAACCGCTTTAAAAGAACGCGCCATAGTGAAGAGTTGCGAAGGCATACTCACTACAACATTGGCATTTATTGAATCTGTCATTTTAATTTCTCTATATGTTAAGCCAGCAATATTCATTGCTAGCATGTTTTTTTGTATAATGAGTGCACTTTATTTAAAGGTGGTTAACATGAACTGGAACGAAGTATTCGTATTAAAAGACGATGGACTCCTGTACTGGAGTGACCAATATCTTTCAAGACCCAAAATGTTTAATATCTCTAAAGAAAAGCCTGCAGGACATATATTCAAGGACAAGAACAGGAAAACCTCTTATATAATTATTAGGTATCAAGATAAAATATACGCCGCCCATAGGATAATATGGGAAATGTTTTATGGTGAAATCCCTTCCGGAATGCAAATTGACCATAAAGATGGTAACGGGTTAAATAATTCAATAGACAACCTGCGTCTAGTTAGTCTCGGTGAAAACCTAAAAAACAAATCTAAATACACAAACAATACATCTGGGTGCGCTGGGGTTTCATGGCATAAGACCCATAAAAAGTGGGTGGCATATATTAGCGACGCAGGGAAGCGCATTAATCTCGGATACTTTAAGAGTCTCGATGATGCAATTGCTGTAAGGCGTGAGGCTGAAAAGACCTATGGTTATCATGAGAATCATGGTAGGTAATGTCTGTCATTTAATTTGCTCCAGATACAAGGAATCGCCGCAGCATGGCTACGGTGAATTTTGAGCATAAAAAAACCCAGCCGAAGCTGGGTCGTTGCGTTGGTTATCTGTCAGTAGTTATGTACTGAAGGAGGTAATTCTTTATTCTTAAGTCTCATCCATGCGGAAAGATTCGTTGGTCCGTCTGGCTCATTGATATCAACATCTCGTGTGTGATTGATTAAAACGTCTCTCGCCATTCCGATAACATACGAGAATTCATGACCGTAGTCGTAGCATCTGCCGGAATAGTTCGATTGAATTTGTTTTAATGCCGGATACAGTTCGCGGAATAATGCCTGTGAGCGGTTGGCATAATCCCATAACCATACAAGGCTGTTTGCTTCTTTTGCAGAAAGCTCGTTGGTTTTCTTCTCTTGTTTGCCAATGAACTCACCTTCAAGCGGAACTCGAGCTGCAAGTGACAGTGCTTCGGTAAACTGCTCCTCACTGATTTCTTTGTATGAACATCCAAAATGGGATTTCAGTGACGACCACATGGTGATCATCGCCTTAGCCTGTTTTTCCTTTGGCAGAGACTGACCGCGACTCATGACGAGTTGTTTAATGGCTTCCTGCTGTTCAGTGGTGATTTTACCCGGCAACGCCTTTTTAGCTTTGCGTGGGTTAACTACATGACCTTTAGTCCAGTACTCGTAGAGCACATCGTCACACTCTTCCTGATACCGGATTACCTTGTCGCGGATTTCAGGGCGGACTTTGTTAGGCTGAATGCTTGAAAGCCAAGCCGCAAACTTACGAAAGGCAAGGCATATCATTAACTGTTTACCGCCAGCAGAAGGTATTTCGATTTCCGAAATACCTTTGACAAATCTCTGTTTTAATTTAACAAATTGAGCAGCCCAAACCATACCCATGCCTTCTACAACGGGTTTCATAGGAACGTAAGGTTCATTGTTAATGCTGACCAAAAAGAGATTTGTTCCGTGGAATGGAACGTTGATTGTATGTTCTGCAATTGCTACACTCGTCATGTCGTTAATTCCTATGCGTGGTTTTACGATACCGAAGCCCTGACTGTTCCCGCAGTTGGGGCTTCACTGTTTTGATTTCTTTGCCGCATCCAAGCGAATCACACCGTTATCCCCTCTCTCCTCAGGCTGTCCAGCACCCGTTTAATTACTTCTGCGCTGAATGAGCGACACTCTTCCTTTGCTTTTTCTTCAAGAATTTTTTCTAGCTTCTCTGGCATACGCAGTGTTTTTACCTTCATTGCATCCTCCGTTGTATGTGGTACGCATACATAGTATTTAGGTACGCATTGATAGTCAATAGATACCTACATATCCTGTGGTAAAAAATTATTCAGGATGCGCCGATGTCTGATCGTAAGTACAAAAACCCTCAAGTGAATCTGAGGCTTCCTGTAGAGATAAAGGAACGTCTTATTGAACTGGCTGAGGCTAATTCTCGTTCATTAAATGCTGAGATGGTCGCGGCACTTGAAGCGTGGACCGAAAAAAATAAACACATTCAAGCACTAGACCTTGCAACTATAGCATCACGATTGATAGATCTTGAACACGATGTTGAGACGCTAAAGACCATGTATGGTAAGGATGCAAAATGAATAAAAAACAGTTTATTAAGTCAACAACGTCAAGCAAGGAAGAGCTAGAGAAAGAGCTAAACTCCCTGAAATATGCTCTGTGTCTGGTTTACTCAAGACTGCCAATGGAAGATAAAAACGCCATTTACAATGAAATGATTAGCAGCCTTGATTTTAACGATAGAGACCTAGCATCCCACCTCAACAGCTTCCGCGTCCCTGAGTAATTCTGTTGCGGATTTGCTTCTTGCGGTGGTTTAAGCTGGAGAGCTTGGCTTCTGCTTCTGATATTTGCGCATCAAGATCTTTAAGCTCAAGATCTGAAAGTCGCTGGTCAAGCAGGGTTTGGTTCAACTCAATGTTGTTCAGGCGTTCTTCTATGGTCATGATTTCTCCTTATAAAAAACCCACCTGACGGTGGGTTTCATTTCTTAATCTTGCTTCGTAGAAGGTATAAGAGATGCATTTGCCTCTTTTGGCTTCAATGTATACATCCCACCATTAAAAGGATCTACAGCAAGCCAACCAATTAACCCACCAAACACAAGGTTTCCACCAATATACCAACCATTAGCATTGGCTTTGATTGGCAGGGTAACTGGTTCGTACCCATCCTTTTCCATAGTGATCTGGTAGCTCTTTTTGCCAAAATAACTACCATCTGACTTGGCAAGAGTTACTCCTTGTGGAGTCTTGCCTTGCGCAACAATCACGCCTGATTCATCTTTTACCTTAAAGCTCGCACCGGAAGGGTTGCTGTTCACTTGCACAAGTTGCGTTTCATCACCAACAATAGTTGCGCACCCAGATAACATGATAGCGCCAGCAACGACGCTAATAATCCTCTTCATATCAATTTCCATATCTAAAAAACCGGAAACATCCTAATGACAAACCATTCAAATGTGAAGCACGAGATAAGATCAATCCATCCGTGGACGACTAATTACTCCTGTGTCATTCCGCTTAGCGATGCCACAATCCCAGCCCTCGACAAACGCTGGAACTCTTCGTTTCCTAGTGCATCGCGAATTGCTTTTACGGCGGCCTTATTTGCCATAAATCTGCGTTCCGCCGCCGCTAATGCGCCATCACTTGCCCCAACTTTAACTGCCTTTGTCGCCTCTTGAACAGCCTTTTCAATAGCGTAACGACCACTTCTGGTTGCGGATAATTTCGCTATCGATCCTTTTGCTATTGCATCAATTGCTCCACCTGCAGCGCCACCCACTATTGCTCCAATAACACCTCCTCCAGAGAACCCTGCGATAGCGCCAGCGGTTGGAAAAGCGCCAGACAATACGCTCTCTAAAACTGGATGAAGGCCATTCTCAAGAGTGCTAATGGCTGGCATAGAGCGCCCTGTTTGTTCAACATATCGAAGTGGCTTTGTTGCTGCTCTTGCAAGTTCTCCAAACCCCCTAGCAATCCTACCAAGCTCTGGAGAATATCGACTAATTGCCTTCACGTTTTGTGGGGTAAGAATAGTCGCGATATGCTTAATTCCAGCCTCTTCAGACTTACCTCCGCGTACCCCTTGCGATACCGCATCTTGTAATATTGATGCAATTGCTGGCGCGCGTTCCGACTCAGGTAGGGCGCTTATTATTTTATGGAACTGACCTGTTCCACTTTTTGCTGAACCCTGCAACGCCTTAGATCCATTAGTTACCAACTGATCAGTTGCAAGGTCTCTACCAAACGCTGCTTCAGCCTGTTCTTGTGCTGTAAATCTTGCCTTTGACAGATCATTAGCTTTTTGCCAGTCATCAAGAAAACCGCCATTTTGAGCCATTATGCGCATATCTTCCGTTGCTGCATCACGAAGCTCAGCCATGCGCCTTGCCGTATTTGCCTCACCAGACCTTATATACTTCTGCTCTGCGTCAGCAAGTTTACTTCGCCATGCCTTCATGGCATCAAACGTGATTCCTTTTTTACCAGTTTTAGCATAAGCAGATGCGAATTGTTTCATCTCAGGAGTTAGCGGCATGCCAGCCAAAATATCACCCTGAATTGTAGCGTTCAGGTTTGACATTCTGGCCTTTGCGTCAGGCATCGTGGAGCGGACGCTATCCCATGCGGCCTTTTCTGAATTTTTCATTTTATCAATACTTGCCAAAACCCTTTGTTTTATGGCTGCACTTTTTTCTGATGCAGTTCCTGCTTCAGCCCCAAACTCATCCAATGCTGAGTTAAATTTCGACTCTATTTCACTGAATGCTTTGGTGTGTGCATCCTGTGTAATTCCGGGCTTTGACGCCAGAATCCCCTCCGCCTGAGCAAGACCACGACTACCTGATCTCATGCCAGGAGTTAATGCGTTGATATCTATTCCAGCAGTATCTGCTGCTTTTGCTATTTCGTCTGACACATTAGCTGACTGTCTGGCAATAATCTCTCTTCCTGTACCAGACTTTGCCATTTTCGAAACATCAGCAGCGGAATTTATTGCCCCGCCACCAAGAACTTGAGGTGATTTAGAGGTTAAGATCCTTCCAGCCCCAGAAAGTATCCCCTGAGCACCAATATTGATACCACCGTTAATGGCAGCATTTTGTGCAAAGTCGCCCTCCTGATTTGCAGCATCAGCAAGAGAACCTGCAATCATGTTTCCTGCGGAACCGATATCTCCAGCGAGCTTTGCTGGCGCTCCAGCAGCTTTTGCCGCTGTGCCAATTGGCAGGAGATACCCACCAATTGTTTCACCGGCTTGCGCGTAAGGGTCTGTAGGTCGATCGACAGGACGATAAACATCATCCAAAACCTTGGGGCCACCAAGCCCCTGGCTGATTGCATTAATCAGACTTGCGCCACCCTGCAATACGTCAAATGGTATGTTTACCAGACCACGACCAGCCTGTTCTGCAATTTGCCCTGCACTTTGACCACCTGTGAGCCAATCGCCAGCTTGTTGCATCAATGATGGTTCTTCTTTCTTCTGCTGATGCGGAGGGTATGCTGCATAAAACTGATCTCTTGCTTCAGCCCATTTGTCACCAGCCTTAGGGGCAACAACCTCATCAAAATATTGCGCTTGAGCCTGTGCTTTCTGTTCTTCAGTTAACGCCTGATACTGTGGAGAAGCGATAACATCTTTCCATGCTTTAGCCATTAATCACCCCATAAAGACGAGAAACCGGACTTATTGCTGTCGCTTCCTGATTTTCGCTCACTAACATATGTGTCATAACCTGATGAACTATATCCCATTGATTCAGCCTCCCTTGCTGCAACCTTTTGAAATACAGAATATTGCGATCGGATTTCAGATAACTGTTTTCTGACGACCTCTTCAGGCTGTGTTATATCGAGTTTCGCGATCAGGTTTTCCAGTTTTTGGCCTTCAGCATTGGAGAGGCTACCCATACCTCGCATAGTCTGCACGTTCTGGACAAACGCACCCGACTTTAATTCTTCTATCGCATTACGGTTTGCAAGCCCTTCAGCACTTGTGAAGCCATCTATATTTCTTCCTTCGAAGCGACCGATACCTTCAAGCTCCTTCTTACCAAGCAAAGAATCAATTTTCTCTATCCCTCGCTCACCAGTAATCAACGCATTGTTGTAATTATTGTTGCCATCAAGCCATCTCTTAGCCTGAGACATTCTGGCTGACGTTGCAGCTTTACCGGTTAGAGGATCAATTCCCGTCGCTGCTATCTGTGAGTTAAGAGACAAAACATCCATATCCTGAAGTTGTCCTGCTCTTTCAAGGGCCGCCTGTGACTGCTTAAACACATACTTGTCGTGATTCAGTCTTGCCATTTGAGCCTTATAGGAAAGATCCTGCCCCCTAATAGCCCTCGCATTCGTCATGTCATTATTGCGAATGGTTTCGTTAATTCTTTGCTGCTCCTGCTGGCGACCAACCATCTTATCCTGAACAGCAAAAGCCTTTTCTGGCCCAAGTGCACCGAGAGACATAGTAGTCAGCATGTGTGATAGCTGCTCTGGATTCTGGATACCTGTCTGAATCATCCAGTCAGCATTCGCCCCCACGCGATTTAACCTGTCCTTGTTGTCAGTAATGAATTTACTGTAGGCTTCCGGTCCCTGGGAAAGAGCGACGTTAGCCCTCATGGCTAAATCGCCCATATCGTTGCGTTGCTGCTCATTAAGACCGGAAAACGCCTGTTGTGCCTGTGCAACAAACGCTGGATTTTCCTGGGCAAACTTAAATAGTCCAGATGGATCACCAGAAGCCCATGCATCAGCGTGAACCTTATTGAACGCACTAATAGCTTTCTGTTGCTGTTCCTGATTGTAAATATCAGCAACTCCAGCCAGACCACGTAACGCGGTCAGACCAACGTTATTTGCACCTGAGCGAGCCAGTTCATTGTTTTCGCGAATCAGACCAAGCGTTGCGTTAATGTCGCTTGCCTTTGGCGCATTCTCATTTTGCGCACCAATTCCAGCCAGAAAACCACCAGAATTAATACCCTGTTGCCACGTAGCCATTGATTACCCCTTAAAACAACGAGCCAAGCAGACCAAGACCAGCACCGATACCAGCACCCCACGGAGTTGATAGCTCGAGAGCACTGGCTATGCCACCACCCAAAAGCGCACCGGATGCAGCACCACTAACACCCTGCTGCAATGCTGACGGTCGGTTGGCGTTTGCCGCCGCCAGCGCCGCGCTTTGCTGTGAAATCTGACTCATGTTGTTGGCATATGTTTGCCCGGCGTTTGCCTGCCCCTGAAGAGCGCCAAGACCGATATTTGCCAGGTTGTTGTAATTGTTCATTTGTCCAGATAGCCATTGCTGACCAAGCGTTGGTGCGATTGTTGCTAACTGATTACTGGTTGCGGTGGAACCCAATCCACCTGTTGCTTCCGCTGCAGCCAGACTCTGATAGCGAGCCTGACCAGCAAGATCTTTGTACTGCTGAGAGTTGTAATACTGGTTTAGCGCCTGACCTTGCCCCTCCAGAGACGATAAGTTCTCGAGGCTGCCGAGATACTTATCAGCCAGAGGAGTAAACGGCTTCAGGTTGTTCATGATGGTGTTGAACTGCTGATTTTGCAGGTCTGCGGCATACTTCTGAGCTTCTGCTGCATACTTTGCGCTTTTATCAGAACTGCCACCTTTCCCGCCTTTTTCAGGGCAATAAGGTTCCTCGCCACGCAGTTTTCTGCCCAGCTTAAATGCATATAACATGGCTATCTCCCGTGATTCAGGAAGTCGATTAGTTCTTCGCGTGTGGCGCTGTAAAACGTCACGTCATCCACGCCTTTGAAGTATTTCTTGATGGTTCCTACACGCTTAAGGCCAATCATTGCGCAGTACATCTGACCGTGGCGGAATTTGCGTGCAGCGAACGATGTGACGCACTGAACGGTGGTGTTAGTCAGAATGTATCGCCAGAACGCCAGACCGATTTCCTTGCTGAATCCGCGAACCTCTGGCAGGTACATGGCGTGGCAATCGAATGTCAGCGGCTGAATCTCCTGATAGTAAACAATGCCGCCAAACTGACCGTGCACGTTAACCTCAAAGTAACGGCATTCAGGCTTGTAGTCGTATCCATCACCGTTGTTGCTTCCGGCAATAATGTCAGGGTGATTTCCTACTGCTTCGATCAGGTCGATGTTTCGCGTTGGTTTGAATGTAATCATCAGTCAATCAGCCCATGTAATCTAAGTGCTGTTTCAAGCGCCAGAATACGCTGCCGCGCCTGCTGCAAACCTGTAGCGAGAGCTGCGACTTCTGATTGTGTGTACGTAGTGCCGACCGTGTATGACTGGTTAGCGTTGAATGAGCCAAGAAGTGGCGTACCTGTGGCTGCAGTCCATCCGGTATTTCTTGCTCCAACAACCTGAATTCCATCAACTGAATATGATGTTTTTACATCCAGCGGTGACTCAAGAGACTGCAATTCGGTTACGGTTTTCGATACGTAATCACTCTTAATGCCAGAGACATCGTTTTCTACGTCATCCAGTCTTTGGTCAACAGTGACCAGATGCGCCTGAATATCGATAACCTCATCCAGCAAGTAATCAACATCGCTACGCAGTACGACTATCTTCCCTTCGGCAGTTGTTAACCTGACCTCAAGTAGATTTATCGCTTTTGTGTTTGCGGTGATTCTTGCGTCGTGATCAGCCAGTTCGACATCCTGTTCATCGTTTTTTACCTGGGCATCGTAAGCGCCCTGACCGGCCTGATTTGCCTTCCCGGCAATTGCACCGACATCAGCTCCCTGATTTATGACATATAGTAGGTAAGACTGGCTGAATATATTGCGTGGCAAAATTGAAGCATCAAGGCGCGTAGCCTGAACCACAACAGGATCATTCAGTGATGAATCAACCATTACTCAATCCTTATCTGGCAGCCAGACAGAGTGACAGGTGACTTCGTGATAACACGCAATTTGAATCCGACATTTTTCCTGATGCGCCCGACTCGCTTCCACAAAACGCGTTTGTCGTAAACGAACGGTTCATTCTGCTCAATCATCTGCTCACGTCCGTAATTGATGCCGTCAGTGGTTGCAGAGAGAAAAAGGCGGTCGGCGTACTGCGCAACGCCAGTTGACGATTCAACCTCAAAGTCAAACACCCTGGCGTTATCCGCTTTGAACAACGGAGTAAACAGCAGGTGTTCCTGTTGCTTGTCGTACTGACTGCTGATATCGAATTGCAATTTCCCGGTCACCGATTCCAGCTTATCGCCGCACGTTATCTGATTTCCTTCGTAAATGAAGTCGATAGCGCGGTACACATCATCATACAAGCCAGTTTTCAACACACACCATTGCGGACCATTGGCGCTTGAAGATGCGTCGTACACGAGGACGTGGCGCGGCAGGTGGATAATCAGCAACTCATGCGCATCAAATCGCAGAGACTCCATCACGCCATCACCCAGTTCATCAGCAGTGTAGGAGCGTAGTATTTTCTCAATGCTCGCGCTGGCGATTGGTGATACCTGACCGGAGCCGATGATGTACACAGACGGCGCACCTGTTGCCGGATTGCTGATGAACGCATATGAATCAGAGAATGGCGTTTTGCAGTAAGTCCCGGCAATGCCTTTCTGCACCATCAGCGATGGCTGGGCGACATACAAAGCGGCACCAACGGTGGTTGCCCCCGTCAGGGAGAAATATTCAATCGTCGATGAACCAAAGCAGACGATGAAGTCTCGCCATGTCCCGATACCGATGATGCCGTCCGGCTGAGACTCGGCACGATATTGTGCGCTGTAACGGTCAGGATGCGATTCGTCTTCAAGGTCAGTGATAAACCATGAATCAGTGCCGTCTTTTGACCACGCATAACGCCCACGTAAGCGCGTAATGTCACGAACAGAACCTAACTCATACTGCGTGAATCCGCTGTCTGTAGGCCAGTTTGAGACGGTTTTAACCGTGCCATCATAGCGGTATTCGACCAGTTGACCATTAACGCCTACCGCCTGTGATGTTCGACCATGCGCCATTGATACGCGACCACTTCCGGCAACATCACCGACCTCACTTTCGCCCTTATACAGTTTGCCACCACACACGCGATAAACAGCATTCTGCGCCATGTTGTACTCGACGCCTCGAGATACACCGTTCACATCAGAACGTTTGGCAATGCCCGGGAATGAGCGAAGATATCCGCTGCTGTTGAGGATTTCTTTGGGTGTAGCCAGCATATTAACTGGCAGATAGTCGATATAGTCGGCGTTTCGAAAGTCTTTGCCGACACCTTTCATAAGCGGAAGTTGCTGAATCGGCATTATTCGCTCCCGTTATCGCAAGGTTCCTTCCGGTGGAAGTAATTCCAACCGTTCCACTTCGCCAACTGGTTACCGCTACCAACAGGCATACGGTTTGGATAACCGGACTTACATTTAGCGGCTTTTGCTCTGTCCATTGCAGACAGTTTGACGAGTCGCTCTTTCCCGTATCTGGCAGTGGTTATAAGTTTTGCTGACGCTTCCAGCGCATAATCCGGAGCAATGCGGCAGGCAAGGTTGAAAATGACGGCATTTATAGCGTTATTTGATAAACCGTGCTCATCGCCCGGATCCGGAGCAACATCTGCATCAGCAAAAATGTAGCCAACGTTGATACCAGGTGACGCATCACCGCCAAGCCATTCAGCCATCATCATTTCAAGGTCGTTGACGCCGTCTTCCATAGACTGCGGTTCGACATCGGTTAACGTGGCATTTGATGCCACACCGAGCTTACGTAATGCCGCAAGAACTAAATCACCCTTCGTTGTCAGGTTCATCTGCTGCCGCCTTAGGTTTTCGACCAGGCTTTTTACGCTGTTTTTCTTCTGGCTCTGGCTCTGGCTCTGGCTCTGGCTCTGGCTCTGGCTCTGGCTCTGGCTCTGGCTCTGCAACATCCTTCAGAAGGTCATCGGGATGTGCAAACCAGCCAGCATCCAGATATTCCTGAAGCTCTTCGGCTTTCACGATTTCAAAGTCGTAGCCAACTCCTTTCCACTTCTTCATGTCGCCATGACGAAAGATCATGTGTGTCATGCTTGTCTCCAGATAAAAAAGGGAGCCGAAGCTCCCTCTGGTTATCACGCAGTCTGGTTAGGCAGACCAACACCAATTGCCTCTGGTCGTACAGCACATGCTGAATACCACACAGCAATACGGCACTTACCAGACAGAGTGTTGATATCACCCTGCGTTGCGAAGATGCCGTTAACACCAATACCAGGAATGCTGAAGGAAGACGTTTTCATGCCAGCAAACAGTTCATGGGTTACCGGGATCGGCTGAGACAGCAGACGGATTGAGTCATCAGCCCAGAACACGTTAGCGGTGGTTGTTGCCACGTTCAGAACGTTTACCGGAGTGGTATCAGCAAGAGAGGTGTTTACGTTAGCGTAAGCCTTCTCTTCTTTTGTCAGTGACGCGTCATCCAGTGCAATCGGTTTCGGCGTGATTTCGATGTGAGTACCATCGATCACACGGGTGATTGAGAAAGTCGCATCATCAGTCAGCACGTTCTTCGCCATCTGAGACAGGAATTTCACACCAGTGAAACTGATTTTGTCGCCGCGCTTAAATCCGGTGGTGGAGGATACGGTCACCGTTGCAACACGGTTGTCGACGTTCTCTTTGTTACCATCGGTATCAAGGGTGTATGCCTGCGGCTTAAACTTCTGCGCACCAGAAACAGTTACACCAGTAGCGGTTGACTTGGTAACTGCCGGAAGTTTCGGTGAGCGAAGAATTTCATCAAAGCCAGCAATCTGACGCTGAATAGTACCGTTGCGATATGCTTCTTCAGGAACGCGCCCGAAGATGTCACCATCTACCAGGTTGCGGCCTGCTTTGCGGTAATCGTCAGGGTTCAGGAAGTAACTGATGCCCATATCGCGGTTTAGCTCGCGGGAGAACATCAGGCGCTCTGCATCAGACACAAAATCCCAGCCAGACAGGCCAGTAGATGGACCAATTGCGCGGGTATCGTGAACAACAAGTGAGCCCATTTCAGTTGCCTGTTTGGCAATTGCTGACTCAATGTTATTCGCCAGTTTTTTGGCGGATGCCTGGATGCGGCGACGGTAAGAACGCTCATCACGCAGGTCATCTGCACGAAGCTCGAAGAAATCGTTATCCGGATCGCCCATGTTGCATTTCACGGAGAGTTCCAGAATCCCGGTTGCGTTGCCAGTTAAATCCCAGCCAGTCTGGGTTGGCGCTTCCTGCTCAACAGGCATCCACACGGTGTTGCTTGAACGCTGCATGGATTCTGCCGGAGGGGTGTATTTTGTCACTTTGGACGCCATTGGCGTCAGGTTCTGGACGGTTTCGATGATTTCATCCAGAGCATACGTGACCAGTTGACCTTCATTTAATGCCATTGTCGAATTCCTTTATTCAGTTGCGCCTTAAGCTTGCGGTACGTCTCTACATCCCCTTTGTTTGCTGCCGCTTCCATCTGCTTTTCAATCGCAGAGATATTTGCAGCAACAGCGTGCCCCTGAATGGGTTCATCAGGTAACGGGGCTTCTGAAACAGGCTTGGCTCGAGGCTTGAGAGTTAAACGTTCTGACAGTCGAGTGAGTTCAATCAGCGCGGATTGCCCGTCCATCGCCAGCAACTGGCGTGTTTTCTCAGGATTAGCACCAAGGTGATACATGAGAGCAGCGGATTTCTCCGGGAAGAGGCGCATGATGTCGGCACCGACTGCTGGCGGCACCAGTTGCATGAATGCATCCTCTTTCTCCTGATAGTCAGGGATATTGAGCTTTTCCGCTGCGTCGTAGTGCTTACGGGCTGCCTCGACGTATTGCGCTGATTGCTGGGTGAACTCCTGAGTTTTGCGACCCTGCTCGGCGACAGCCTGGCTTCGTGCGTCCATAGCCTTGATCTGCCATTCACTGTTTGCCTGCTGGAAGGCAGCCAGTGCGCGGCTCTGGTCATAGTCGTACTTAGCCAGTGCATCTTCGGAAAGATAATCGTTAGGGTCTGGTTGTTTTGGTAACTCAGGGTTCACCCGCAGGTGTTCCGGCAACTCCCCTCGCTTAACCGCTTCCATCTGCTGCTCAAGCTCACGCTGGCGTTTGCGTTCGATGCGGCGACGGGCAAATTCAGCATTAGTTGCCGGGTCTTGTTTTGGTTTCTCATCGTCTTTCAGGACAATCTCGAAGCCTTCTTCCTGACCTGCGTTGTCGTTGGCATTATCGACAACTAAGCCATCAGCAGATGCCGCTGCATGATTGCCGGGCAGGGTTAATTCTTCAGAAGCCTGAATGTCGGTGGTTTGTTCCATGATTAACTCTCTCTTATTGAGGTGTCTCGGCTACTCCGCCGGAGGGGATTTGAACTTGACGCATAAGATTCGCGAAATCCATGCGTTGTGAATGAGTCTGGTCTGCATCTTTAAGAAGCAGCTCAGCGTTAGCACGAGCATCTTTGCTGCGCTGTTGCTGGAATTGACCTACGAGCTTGAGGTACTCACGCAGCTCTGCCTGCTTGTCGAGGTCCATATTGTTGAAGATTTCTGCAATCTTCGCGGCGTTGAGTTGGTTTTGGGCTTCAACCTTGGCAGCTTCAACCTGAATCTGCGCCTGTTGGTTCTCTGCCTTGAGCAATTCAGCCTGACCTTGCAGAAGGATACCCTGCGCCTGAATTTGCTCTGCTGATGGCTGCTGCGGCTGTTGTTGTGCCTGCTGTACCATCTCCATCTCTTCAGGTGTTTCTGGTTTCTTCAGCCCCATCATCACCAGTTGCTTGTTCGCGTACTCTCGCATCATCTCAACGCCTTTACCGTCAAGCAGCGTGAAGTATTGCAGCATCAGCATCTGGAACTCTGGAGTACCTTGCGGAACCTTGGTGAGTAACTCCTGAATCTCTGCGCGGTTCTGTTCCTTCATACTCTGGAAGGATGGTCCAACGTCTGTATAGCACTCATAGCGACCGCGAATGTCGTTGAGTGTGACCACATTACCGGACTGGTAATCTACAACTTGCGCGTAGAGTTGAACGTCTTTCTCGCTACCATCTTCAAGTGTCAGCGTTACATGACGAGGAACGTCATAAATATCGTTGACCATTGAGGCATAAATCTCGCCATCACGTCGCATTGCGGTAGCCAGGTTATCCTGAAACACGTATGTCTCAAGGTCTGCCCGCATGTTCAGTTGATTGACGGTATCGAAAGCGACCTGAGAGTTTGCTGCCTGCGCATCCACACCAAGACTAGCCACCTCTTTCACTGCGTTGGTGGCAGCCTCAAGCATGTAAGCGTTGGCTTGCGGCACTTCAGGGTTTTCCATGTAGGAGATTGGACCAATCGGCAGGTCGTTACCGTTTTCATCGGTCCTGTTCTGCAGATAGTACGGATAGTCATCATTTCCACCGTACATGTATTCGTAGCCTTCGATTTGCTCAGGGAAGAAGGTCGGTTTCTTCTTCGGTGAACGAGCAACAATATCGGCGTTGAACGACATGATCATGTTACGAAGGCGTTGACCGTCTTTCGTCAGCCTTACCACTCCCTCGTAGCACTCCTTGTCACCAGCGAATGACCATTCTCCATACACTGGAACGATTGGGATATGCTCTCCGGCTATCTTTTCTCGGTCCTTCAGTATCTGCGTGCAGGTGATGATCGACTTATACACACGACGACGCTTCACCTTGCGCTCTGCTACCTTAATGAATCCACGATTAGCCAGGTCGTCGATAACGTCTTTAATATCCTGCTGGTAATAGCTGACTGGCTCACCTGTCAACGGGTCGCGGTAGATGAAGACTTTCTCCTTCTTCTCTTCTACCTCGTAATACTCAGCGACGTAGACGACATCATTCGATACCCACGGAAACAGCCATGTGTCGTTCGGATTCTGGAAAGATGGCAGGGTGTCAGGATCAATACCGTAATCCTCTGCGAACTCTTTCCAGCCATTGCGCGACAAGGCGTTAATCACCGTGCAGTGCTTAGCGTCGCTCTTATCCATCTGCTTGCTGTTGGCGTCCCATATGACGTGTGAGCAGGCTTCATGAATTGGCAGGCGTCGAATTACCTGATTGTTGCTTGTTGGGTCGTTGTCTTCGTACTGTGTGACCAGGCGCCATGCACCAACGCCGGACTCTATCTGCTCACGAACGCCAACGTTAACGGCAATCTTTGCCGTGTTATGGCGCATATCAGTACGATACATCCCCATCAACACATCGGCTGCATCAGGATTAGCGCCGTCTTTGGGTCTGAATAGAACGTCGATAGGGTTCCGACGCATCTCTGCGACCAGTTTCCTGACCACCGGGCGAACAACATCGAATTGTCCGCGATATTGCAGGGTGGTGTAGTTTGATAGCCAGTCATCCCATTGCGACACTCGGCTAAAATACAGGTCATTTGTCGCCTCGGTTCTGGCTTCATCGCTCGCCATCCAGTCCGCGTCAAACTTGCACAGAATGGAATTGAGTCTGTTTTCGTCGGCCATTTAAGTTCTCCGTGCGATGGGCCTGATTGGGGCTGGTATCTTTTTCTCTTTTGGTTTTTTGATATCGCGCATCATTTTGGCAAAGCGGCGCATCATGTATGCATAGCGAACGGCTGAGAGAACGTCGTCGTTAAGCTTGACGATTTTCCCGTTTTCATCACGGTGATAGAGGCGGAACTCCTCAAAGAATGGCTCACAGGTGTTGAATACTTTGAAGCGACCATCGAGCATCATGTCGCGCAATTCAGTGATGCCAGGCTCAACAGCATTACCTCCATCAGGCCATGTTGCATGCTCCTGTAACATCATAAATCCAGCGTCTGCATACTGCCCTTTGAGCTGCTCACCGCCGCCCTTCTCATGCTGGTTTCCGTCATGAGGCCATGCGGTTGGCACTTTATGCGCCCATGATTTAACAGCTCCCCATGCCTGAACCGCTGTTTTTTCTTTCGCCTTCCACACGCGTGAAACGTAGATTGTGTCTGCGTCCTTATCCCACCAAAGCTGAACCTGCGCCTGCGGGTGATCCCATCCGAAATCCATCCCGCCAATTACGTAGAAGTGATCAGGACACTCGAACGGCTGACACTTAATCGTCTCTTCCGGTATCTGGAAGATTCGACCACTACCCATCGTAGGAATACCGCGAGCACGCGCCTCTCTCTCATGCTCGGGATAGGATGCGATGATTTGCTCTTTCTGTTCGTCTGTGTAGTGCTCAGCGTCATAGATGGTCATGTTGACCACTTTCTGCGACTTGCTGGGATTCTTCAGGAACTTGGTAACAACGTCAGACATCCCCATCAGCGGGGTAAACGTCAGAATTGAGAATTGCCCGTATTTGTTGGTACGGGTAAGGCCTTCACCATAAATGCTGTATGGTGGTTCTTCGTCAAACCACACGCCGTGGATTGTGTCACCCTGCCAGCGAGCACGGCCTTGCGAGTATGGTTTGAAGTAGCAGATTGAAATTCCATCTTCAACGCCATCAGCCGTGTGATGCTTAACCAGAAGATGATCAACAAGGTTCGGAAAGAAAGGAGACTTCTTCCAGCTAATGATGTCTTCTTTCGGTATGGAACCGTAGCCAGGCTCATCATTCTCTTCGATACGACCGCACAGGATGCGTTGAGTCGTTTTGGTTACCGTCTCGTTTGTCTCGCCGCCAATCCAGAAGACAACAGGCTCATAGAAACGCTTACCTTTCCACTCACCGCCATATTTACCATCAGCAGGATAGCCTTTTGTGCCCGGGTAACGCCCGGTAAGGTGAAACGCGACTTCAGCAGCACCAGTAAATGACTTACCAAGCTGGTTACCAGCCATAAAACATCGCTCTGGATAGTCATGCCCGGCGTCGATGAACTCACGCTGTTTGCTGTATGGCGTAAATTCATATAGCAGATGTGTGTTACGGTAGTTCTCTTCTTCTTCGAGTAGCTCGAGCAATTCGATTTGCTCTTCGTCGCTCAGGTTATCAAGAATCGCGTCCAGTTCCACGGTTGAATAGCTCCTTGATACGAGAGCGCCGCTTATCGCGATCTCCCTTATCAGGTGTCACGTCTTCAACTTGCGACTGCTCTTTGAGGCCCAAATCACGGGCGATGATGTTAGCGTTGAGAAGGTCAGCGGCTGCGCCAGAGAATTTCTGGTCGTAGATGATGTCTTCCGCTCGTGATGTGACGTCAGAAAAACCTTCCATTGACCGGAAGGTTCCCCATGTTTGCCTGGTGATATCAAGGAAGGTACACAATCCTGAAATAGTCATGGCTCGCATCTTAGGGACATTAGCCTTAATTATTTCTCCCTGATATGAAAATACCTTACCCTCCCATAGCGGGTTATCATCAGCCCACTCGAAGTATTCACAACAAGCAGCCCACAGCGCCTCAGGCGATTCGAATTTAGGATTTCGCCCATGACTACTGCGGGCCTCCCAAAATCGGTTGCCCTTTGGTGCTGCCATATTCATCTCACTTAGTTGTTATTTCAGGTTGAGCATCATGCTCCGGTGGTGAACAGGTCTAACGCTTCCTTCGATTTACGCACCGCTTCGATAGTGCGGGTCGTGATATCTGAATTAGCGCCGCCTGACTGGAAGTGAATTTTGAATAGCTCAAGCTTCAGCTCGTCAGTGCCAATAAATTGAAATGCTTCCTCTGCGGCTGCGTTCTGGTTCATGACCAGCTTGTAAATCTCTAACTGGAATTTCTGTTCTTCAGTCATGGGAATAATCTCTGCCATTGTTGGCTCCATTTATCCGTTAAAAGGGATATCAGTTAAGTTATCCCGTGTAGGGTATAAGCCATTATCAAAGCCACTCTGTAGGGAATGGCTTTTGTAATAACTACTGTTCGCTTAGCTTCTGCTTCAGCAAGTAACCTTCGAGCATCCAGATTTTGTTTACAGCATTTTGCCGGGCAATCTTCCGACCAATTTCTGCATCAAAGTTTTCCGGGCTTGCACAGGCACTCTCTCCGGTGACGGTGAAGCCATTCTTCAGCACCAGTACGCAGAAAGTGAGCAGCTTCAATGGTGATAAATCACGATCGCCTTCTTCTGGTTTTTCCCTGCCACAATATTCGTTGCTGGAAATGGCACCATTTCGTCCATCATAAGCAGTAAAGTAATGCTCGCTTTTAATCACGTCTTCGATGTGCTGCGGGGTAACTCGCGGAGCGGTTTTGCCTTTCTCAACGATTTCTTTTTCGATTTGCTGGTCGTTCATAATTATGACCCTGTAGAGTGGTTGCTTGATTAGGATGTCTTTCCATCAGTCCGCCACCACAAAGAATCTTTTTTGCCATAAGGCAGGAGGTTCATCTTTCAGTGGCTGCCAGTGTTATTTCCCCACTTACTGGCTTGGGTTGTTTCGCTGTACTGCCGTAACTGGTTACCCAGAATAAATTCCGGTTTCATTATCAAGCCCACCCGTAGATAGGCTTTGTAATGAACTGGCTCTTATCTCAACGCAGCCCCTTACCGCGCGCCAGATGCTCAATATCAAGCATCAGCAATGAGATGTTTAATCTGGATTCACTCCAGAAGCGATCACCACCCTGTCTACAGAGCCAGATGTGAAGGATGATGAGTAAAATTATCGCTATCATCGAAGGCATTGCGTCCTGATGTATTCCTGAAGCGTTCTCAGTGCTGTTTGGTCGCTGATGATTCCGTCCCGGATACCGAGAACGTTTCGTCCAGCAACTGGAGAGAGTTCGACGGTGGCATCATTGCCCATGCCGGAGGTGCTGGAGGTTTCGGCTGAGGATGGCACAGGGCATTTTCCTTTGACGAACACCCGACCACCATTATCAAGCTTGCGCCGAAGAGCATCATTTTCAGCTTTCGCATCAGCTAACTCCTTCGTGTATTTAGCATCGAGTGCATCAGCAGAACGCTGGCGCTGCTGCATGTCAGTAATGGTGGCGGTCGCCTGCTTCAGCTCACTGACTTTTTTATCTCGCTGTTCTTTGTAGGCGATGGCGTTATCACGGTAATGATTAACAGCCCATGACAGGCAGACGATGATGCAGATAACCAGAGCGGAGATAATCGCGGTTACTCTGCTCATACCTCAATCTCTCTGACCGTTCCGCCTGCTTCTTTGAATTTTACAATCAGGCTGTCAGCCTTATGCTCGAACTGACCATAACCAGCGCCCGGCAGTGAAGCCCAGATATTGCTGCAACGGTCGATAGCCTGACGAATATCACCGCGATCAATCATCGGTAAAGCGCCACGCTCTTTAATCTGCTGTAGTGCAACAGCGTCCTGGCTTTTCGGAGAGAAGTCTTTCAGCCCAAGCTGCTTACGGTATGCATCCCACCAACGGGAAAGAAGCTGGTAACGTCCTGCTGCTGTTGATTTGAGTTTTGGGTTTAGCGTGACAAGTTTGCGAGGGTGATCGGAGTAATCGGTAAATAGCTCTCCGCCTACAATGACGTCATAACCATGATTTCTGGTTTTCTGACGTCCGTTATCAGTTCCCTCTGACCACGCCAGCATATCGAGGAACGCCTTACGTTGATTATTGATTTCCACCATCTTCTACTCCGGCTTTTTTAGCAGCGAAGCGTTTGATAAGCGAACCAATCGAGTCAGTACCGATGTAGCCGATGAACACGCTCGTTATATAAGCGAGATTGCTACTTAGTCCGGCGAAGTCGAGAAGGTCACGAATGAACCAGGCGATAATGGCGCACATCGTTGCGTCGATTACTGTTTTTGTAAACGCACCGCCATTATATCTGCCGCGAAGGTACGCCATTGCAAACGCAAGTATTGCCCCGATGCCTTGTTCCTTTGCCGCGAGAATGGCGGCTAACAGGTCATGTTTTTCTGGCATCTTCATGTCTTACCCCCAATAAGGGGATTTGCTCTATTTAATTAGGAATAAGGTCGATTACTGATAGAACAAATCCAGGCTACTGTGTTTAGTAATCAGATTTGTTCGTGACCGATATGCACGGGCAAAACGGCAGGAGGTTGTTAGCGCAACCTCACGCCACCCGCTTTCACGAAGCCAGCCATTACGCTGGTTTTCTTTTATGCAAAGCACACCGCACCGTAGCCACAGCGGATAAGGTGATTATTTTTGTCTGTCTGGTATTTGGGTTGATGTGCTTTCAGAAAGGTCGTGATTAAAACGCAAAAAGCCCCGAGCTATTAACTCAGGGCTTTATTTAACGAGTGCATTTATCCATCGTTTGGTCAAATTTACCCAACTTTATTCAAAAAGTCAATATCATGCCGTTAATATGTTGCCATCCGTGGCAATCATGCTGTTAACGTGTGACCGCATTCAAAATGTTGTCTGCGATTGACTCTTCTTTGTGGCATTGCACCACCAGAGCGTCATACAGCGGCTTAACAGTGCGTGACCAGGTGGGTTGAGTAAGGTTTGGGATTAGCATCGTTACAGCGCGATATGCGGCGCTTGCTGGCATTCTTGAATAGCCGACACCTTTGCATCTTCCGCACTCTTTCTCAACAACTCTCCCCCACTGCTCTGTTTTGGCTATATCAACCGCACGGCCTGTACCGTGGCAATCTCTGCATCTTGCGCCCGGCGTCGCGGCACTACGGCAATAATCCGCATAAGCGAATGTTGCGAGCACTTGCAGTACCTTTGCCTTAGTATTTCCTTCAAGCTTTGCAACGCCACGGTATTTCCCCGATACCTTGTGTGCAAATTGCATCAGATAGTTGATAGCCTTTTGTTTGTCGTTCTGGCTGAGTTCATGCTTGCCGCAGAATGCAGCCATACCGAATCCGGCTTGTGATTGCGCCATCCCCATAGCAGCCATCACATCAGTACCGGAAAGAGAGTCAGAAGCCGTAGCCCGTGGTGAGTCGCTCATCATCGGGCTTTTTGGCGAATGAAATTTAGCTACGCTTTCGAGTCTCATCGTCTTCCCTTTTTGCCTGGCGTGACCATCAGGACGCCGTTAACTATTACGTGACGCTCGCCTTTGCTGTCTCGGTTGTACTTGAGCACTGTTCCTCTTGCGCAGGAAAGCATCCTCGCCACTTCGGTCTGATTGCCTCGTGTCTGGATAAGAAGCTCTGGTATCGTTTGAATTGTGGCGTTCATACGTTCTCCAGTTCGGTGATTTTTATTCCAAGCCTTCCGCCTGGTACTTTCACACCACGAATTACGCGAATGTCATCGAATTGCTCGTCGTCTTCCGCAAATCCGGCGTGGATAAGGGAGTCGAGTAAACCTTTCAGGATGTTGTCGAGGTCGCGGCGGCGGGAGTCTGGAACGTCTGCGATGACTTTGATGCGGAGTCGTGATTTGGTGAAAATATCTAACTTAAGTTGGCGGATGATTTGCTGAACGTCTTTTCGGTATTTCTGGCCTTTATCGCTGATGTAGTATTGGCTTCCCCGTCTTCGCCAGTAGGTGTTCACCGACGGCGGGTATGGAAGCACAAACTGATATTCGTTCATGGCTTAATCTTCCCCTCCTTCAGCAGTATCGCCTGCGTCCTGATCACGCCTTCGAGGTGGTAAAGTCTGGCGTCTTTGTTGTCGAGATTATGGGTGCGTCGGTCGATTTCATCGTGACACGCGCTACAAGCCCATGCGCCGATCAGGTCGTCAGGCTTCATTCCCGTTCCGCAAATTCCAGCCATCCGGCAATGTGCCAGAACTGTAGTTTCAGGATTACCATTGCATACGCCGTAAATACGTACCTGGCATTCTCTGCCGCGTGCTTCTTTGCGTAGGTTAGCCATTAAGCAGCCTCCCCTGTTACTTTCAGCATTCCGTTATCGAGCAGCTTTCTGGTCAGCCACTGTTGACCACGCCCGGTGATTTTTGTGGTGAACGATATCTGTATTCCGTGATTTGTGTTGACCGCTGTTTCTTTCACTGTGAAATAGCCGCGATCCATATATTCCTGCATTGGCACATTGCGACGGGAACCTGAAGCAATAAGGATTTTGTGATCGCGCATCCACGCAAACAGTTTGTTTGGACCAATTCCAACAACCTTTGCAAAGTTTCCAATCAAAATTCCGCTGGCCTCGCCAACGCGATCGGCAAACTCAACTTTAGGTGCGGCAATTGCGAGCTGGTTTTCCAGTTGCATTTTCTGCTCAGCAAGATCAGCAGCAAGGCGCAACGCTTCTGGTAGCGTTTTGGGGATATTAACCGCAGCGTCTTCAAGCTCTCGCCAACGGTCAACAAGACGAGCGGTGAATTCCGGCGACAACTGAGCGACGACAATAATGCTGTCGCGCTTACCTTGTTCGCCCTCGAAGACGTAGAAATCACGCTTCCCGGTAATAACACCTAAATCATTGATTATGTTAGTGTGCTGCAATGCAGGAGGCTTGATAACGCCACGTTTCACCAATCTATCTATGGATACTTTTACATTGCTATGGCGGCTTTCTACCAACTCAGCGATTTCAATGCTTGTCATTTTGATGGCATTGCCATTTATTAACTCATTCATCGTCTTCTTCCTCGTACATTGAGCTATTCGGATCGCTCATCAGTTCTGCGCAGCAGTGCTCACACACGTGAACTTCCAGCACATGCAGCTTCTGACCGCAATTAGCGCACGTTAAAGCCCGCTCGACGCTTTCTTTCTGGTATTGAAGGGATTGGGATGGGCTAAGCATTATTGGCGTCCTGCATCATGAGAAAGACAATCATGGCAGCGCGGAGTGGGTTTTCATCTTGAGTCATATGATATGGGGTACTATCACTGCCAACTTTTCTATGCGCTGCCTTCCATAATCCATTTTCTGGCGCTGGAATAATGCCAATTCTGTTCTCTACGATAATCGGCTCTGCGTCTGACGGGCTTTTACAGTAATCAACCGTTTTTATTGCATAACCAGTTTCGTCATCCCACTCAACACCAACGATTGATGTTCCCAACTTTGCGATTTCGCAATCTTCGGGAGCAAATCCACAGCAAATTGCCACTCGCTTGTTAATTTCAAAATCACTTAACTGTGAATAATCCATTGTCATTTCCTCGCACGATGTCTTAGCCACCGGATATCCCACAGGTGAGCCGTGTAGTTGAAGGTTTTTACGTCAGATTCTTTTGGGATTGGCTTGCGTTTATTTCTGGAGCGTTTCGTTGGAAGGTATTTGCAGTTTTCGCAGATGATGTCGGTGAAACTTCGTCGCTGTCGTCTCATTCGTACCTCCTGTCGGTAAATCTGACACCCTGACCAATAGCCCAGGCTGTTGTGTACTCGATCAGACTTGCCATGCGCTTCACGCTCATCTGCGCGCTGCTTTCGCGAATGTTGACGTATTCGCCTTCAAGGCCGGGCAAAACATCAGCTTCCTGCTTTGTAGCCACTGCATGACCGCTGATCAACAAAACCTTCCATTGTTCCGGTTTTAACCATTTGCCGCACCATTGAACCTGACGTGCGATATCCGCCAGCATCGCGTGAAATTTTGCGTTCTGGTCAAGGTTGCGCTTGTAGTCAATAATGCGGATGGTGACTGGCTTGTCTTTATCGAGTGGTGTTGCGAGGATGGCGTTGATTGCGGCTTGCTGTTGTTGCTTAGTTCGGAGGAATATTGTTTGCTTCACTGAACACTCCTTTATTTTTTATGCCTGTAACCCCATTCTTCCAGCAACCTTGCGGCGTACCACCCAAGAAACAAAGGAAAGAACATTACAATGAGATATTCCCCGCCACGGTCAATGTTCGAAATTGACCAGATTACGATGTAACCAGTGCAGGACAGGAATATTACAAACCCCAAAAAGCTACTTCGTCGACTCATGCTCACTCCTTCACTTTGATTCCAGCGGCGCGGATAGCCTCTACATCGCTTTCGTATTGCGATTCTGCACCTGAGTCATAGCCAATGTGATAATCACCGGGAAGTGGGCCTTTCTTTGGCTTTTGCAGCTCAATCTCGATAGCTGCTCGCGATGCCTGCCATAAAGTCCACCACTCATTTAAGGAGTGACGAATATCCATGCTTGAAAATGCGAAGTACCTATCACCATTTCTTGCCTCGGTTATCATCTCGAATGGTAATTTCAATTTTTTGGCAACGTATTCCTCAAACTTCTTTCTTGATTCGTCCATCGATACTTACCCTCAGTTCAACTCACAAAACGCCACGCCATTTTTGCTACAGCGACAGGCATAACACCGATAATCACCCACAGGAAAATGCTACCGAAAAGCACACCCACCAGGTCTTTACCTTCGCCTACCAACCGGACAAAACAGCCAGCAACCACAATGAACGTCGCCACCATCCACAGAGCACCGAGAAGCCTCAATGCAGAGAAAATCAACTCAACCACGATTTACTCTCCCCCAAATAAAAAGGCCTGCGATTACCAGCAGGCCTGTTATTAGCTCAGTGATGTAGATGGTCATACGTCAGCCCCTTGTGCATATCGTCTGCCACGTGCAGCAGGTGAATTTGATGCTGTGCAAATCTGTCTGGCTTCATCCTGGTCACATGCAACAAAGTGTCCGTTGCAGAACCGCTGGTAAACCGTACCAAGCGAGCCAAAACGGTTTTTTGTCACAATGATTTCAGCAAATGGTGCGGCGCTACTGTTCTCGTCATATACCGCTTCCCGATAGAGCATGATGATTGAGTCTGCGTCCTGTTCAATGCTTCCTGAATCACGCAAATCTGCGTTTGTCGGGCGTTTGTTTGGTCGCTTCTCAACATCGCGCGAAAGCTGACTCAGGGAGATAACAGGCGTTTTCAGGTCTTTCGCCATCGCCTTCAGGCTTCCGGAGATGTGAGCAATTGCGAGGTCGTTGCGGTCTGCTTTCGGCTTCTCAATCAGGCCAAGATAATCCGCCATGATGAGTGAGAGGTTTGGATTTTCCTGTTTGTGCCGTTCTGCGATTGAGCGTATTTCTTCGACCGATAACCGCGAGGCATCGACTACCCATACATCCAAATCTGCAAGCTGACTCATGCCGTTAGCAACACGCGCCCAGCCTTCGTCATCCATCGATGCAGGATTTCGCAGCACGCTAACCGACATCCTCCCGGCGTTGGCGATGCTTCGCTCTGCAATCTGCAATGCGCTCATTTCCATCGAGAAAATCAACACTCCGCGCCGAACGTCAGAACCAGGGATAACGCGGCTTGCAACGCCTTCGGCAATCTTCAGCGCCAGCTCGGTTTTCCCCATACCAGGACGAGCGGCGATAATCACCAGGTCTTCCGCGTTCATCCCCCCGGTGATAGCGTCAAGTTCTTCGATTCCGGTCTTCAGGGTATCGGACTCTTCTCCGTTCCTCAGACGCCTGTCAAGCGTGTCAGTGTAGTCAGTAATGATTTCCCCTAACCGTACAGGTTTAACCTCGTCACGGGGCTTTCTGATGGCTGAAAGACGCTTTACAAGCTCATCCATCGCCTGGCTCGATGCGTCGATGGTTCCGCTCTGAATTGGTTCACGCATTTCGTCCATGATTTCCAGCACCAGACGGCGGTGATAGTTATCCGCGACCATTCCGGCATATCCCTTCAGGTTTGCGGCACTCGGGCAGTTTTTGCTGGTCATCAGGATTGACGTGAAATGCTCCTCTCCGCACGCCTCGGCAACCATCAGCGCGTCGATTAGGTTTCTGTTTCTCGCCTGCTTGCGGATAACCTCGAAGGCTTTCCGGTAGAGCGGAATTGAAAACGCTTCCGGCTCCAGCGTTGCCAGAACGTCGCTGGCGGTTGGTGTTAATCCACCAATCAGCAGGCCACCGATAACGCTCGCTTCGATATCCTGTTTCATGCAATCCCCCTGTCTGCAAACTTACCTTCCCGTACCCCCGTTAACGAGTCTTCCCTCAGCAGGTAATCAAAATCGGCCGTCCAGCCCGTGTCGTTGTCTCCGAAGTAAAACGGCTTGGCCTGATGCACAAACGCCCTGACATACGCTCTGAAACCGTCCACGTTTGGCGTTTTCAGTTGCGGGATGATTTTCTTCAGGCGGCGTTTGCGTTTCTCGTTGACCGCAACAGCGTGTGGCAGTCTGTCACCGACTTCGGTGTTGTAGGCGTTCAGGAAGGATTCGTAGTCGATTCGTTCTGCCTTGCGACGTTCAGGTTTAACCTGCCCATCGCCTCCCCCATTGGGGGGTAGGGGGGTATTATTTATATTCTTGTTAATACCTTCTTGTTCATGATGTGCGGTTGTTTGTGCGGCTTCATGTGCGCTTTCATGTGCGGCATGTACGCTGAAAGCCGCGCCATTGCTGGATTCATCATGTGCGGCATCATGTGCGGTTGTTTGTGCGGCTTCATGTGCGGGTAAATCGTCCATTTTTTGAGCATATTCATGGTAATTTGTGATGGTTATCACACGACCTTTTTGCTTCTCTCCATCAATGGAGATCATCCCCTCTTTCACAAAAACCTGAAGCATCCGCTCAACCTGATCACGGCTTGCTGGCTTGCCATGTCTGTCGCATAACTGAAGACCTAAATCAGCTGCTGTCACAACCAGTTGACCGGGTTGCAGATGCCATTCATGACCTTTGAAATTCGCTTTGTATGGCTTTCTGGCGGCATTCAGGAGAAGGTTTTCCCACAGGGTGCGAAGATAAACATCTTTCGCCCATGACTGTTTCAGAATGCTCCGGTACAACGGAATGTAACCAGTTTTCTGGTTCTCCATCCTGTTGCTCCTGCGCTCGTGTGCGGCGCTGAAATCGTAGATTTTTGCTGTATTGCTCATAACTACCTGCCTTGACGAAAGACCTTAAGAACATCGTTAAACTGACTTACGGATATGTCTTCTTTGAGAAGCTTTTCCAGAAATGCGTTTGGAATGAACGTATATCCCTCCTCTTTTGGTAGAGACGGGAGCAACGCCCTCGCCTCAGCCTTCAGAAGCTCAGTTCTGGCAACTTTCACAAAAGAGATTTGAGTTCTTTCATCAATGGAACGAAGGAAGCGCAAACGCTTAGCTTCTTTGTGTGTATCAGGTGGATTAAAGCCTTTGTTTCGCATATAATTACCTCGTTGGATGTTGTTAAAATTCCATTTGTATTTGATCAGAACGCTCGGTTGCCGCCGGGCGTTTTTTATTGGTGAGAATCGAAGCAACTTGTCGTGCCAATCTAGCCATATCGTCGTCAACGACGCCCCATTCAAGAACAGCAAGCAGCATTGAGAACTTTGGAATCCAGTCCCTCTTCCACCTGCTGATCTGCGACTTATCAACTCCCACAGCTTCCGCTGTCTTCTCAGTTCCAAGCATTGCGATTTTGTTAAGCAACGCACTCTCGATTCTTAGAGCCTCGTTGCGTTTGTTTGCACGAACCATATGTAAGTATTTCCTTAACAAATAAGAAGTTATGCGCATCAACTTATGCGCGTTGTATTCCCGCATTTCGGCGGGAATGAGGACCATGACTGTTAAAGAGCAATTTGCTTATGCCGCTTTGCGGTAAGCGCTTTCTTGATACTTCAGGGCGCCAGCTGTAACGACTTCCAGTCGATAGGCGTCTTTCTCTGGGATGACTTCCTTCCACTGAGAGACTGCTGCGTCGCTAATGCCTAACGCTTTAGCTACAGCACGCTGGGTTCCGAAGTGGTCGATAACATCTTTCTTGTACATAGACTCGCTCCGAAATTAAAGAACACTTAAATTATCCACTAAAGGAATCTTAAGTCAAGTTTATTTAAGATGTCTTAACTATGAAAACTCAATTGATGGGAGAGCGCATTCGCGCTCGGAGAAAAGAACTCAAGATCAGGCAGGCCGCACTTGGAAAGATGGTCGGCGTGTCTAATGTTGCCATATCTCAGTGGGAACGCTCTGAGACAGAGCCAAATGGAGAGAATCTTCTCGCCCTGGCTAATGCGTTGAAGTGTTCCCCTGACTATCTGATGAAAGGAGAGGAAAGTCTTTCAAACATTGCCTATCACAGTAGGCATGATCCAAGAGGGTCATACCCTCTGATTAGCTGGGTGAGCGCAGGATGCTGGATGGAAGCTGTAGAACCATATCATAAGCGTGCAATAGATAACTGGTACGATACAACCGTAGACTGTTCAGAAGATTCGTTTTGGTTGGACGTGAAGGGAGACTCAATGACGGCTCCGGCCGGTCTCAGTATCCCTGAAGGAATGATAATACTCGTCGATCCTGAAGTAGAGCCGCGTAACGGGAAACTGGTAGTTGCAAAGCTCGAAGGAGAAAACGAGGCAACTTTCAAGAAGTTAGTTATTGATGCAGGCAGGAAGTTTCTAAAACCACTTAACCCACAATATCCGATGATCGAGATCAACGGAAACTGCAAAATCATCGGCGTAGTTGTCGATGCAAAACTAGCAAACCTTCCATAAGGGGGCATTCGCCCCTTTTTTTTATTTCCTTTAAAAATCAAAGCCAAACTTAAGTTACGAAAGAAAATTTAAGTTTTCTTCAAAAATACTCTTGACCATTAATTAAAGAGATCTTAAATTTAAGCCATCAGCAGGACGCTGGAAGCCAAACGGAACAGATTGTCAGGCTCTTTAACATTGATGGGATTGTCCCGCCGAAATGCGGGAACCAAAGAGTAGTTGGCTTTGGGATTGGATGAATGAGCAGGCTGATGCTCGACCAATGTATAAACAGCGCTCATGGCAAGCAGTAACCAATCTGCGCCTCAAGACAGCGTCACTGGTAGTGCGGGCGCTCTAACCAGTAAGCCGGAGTTCAGCACCGGCCATCCAATCGCCAAAGTCAATTCCATAGGCGTTATGCAGCCGCCACCATATTCAAGAAAGCTGCACAAGAGGTAGGAGGATTTATGTGAATACTTACATTCAGTTGAGAGATTAATTAAATAGAACTGATCGAGCAGAGTCCATAAAGGCTCATAAATGCTCTTCCATCCCCGTCTAATTGGCGGGGAAGGAAACCACTTTGTAATAAAAAAATTCCAAAGTTGTTTCATCGGAGGTCAACATGACAGTAGTCATTACATATCTGGCTGACGATAACGCCAGAAATCGCCGCAGAGCACGCAGACAGGCTCAACGTGAACAGGCAATGCAAGAACAGCGACTGGCGCGAAAGATTGCGCTAAAGCTCTCTGGTTGCGTCAGAGCAGATAAAGCAGCATCACTAGGAACCCTTCGCTGCAAGAAGGCAGATGAATGCAGTGGAAGTGTTTGCCTGCCAAATGTAGCCATTTACGCGGCAGGCTACCGGAAATAAAAACAACTGACAGCGAGGTGACGATCCCCCGCCGTCGAGGAACTAAATTAGCTCATCAGCTTTACCAGCAAAGCGCATATAACACTCATGGAACCAGACGTCAGGTATAACAAATTTCTCTTTACCTGACGCGCTGTAAGTCACACCTGAGCGATGGAGAAGGCCTTTTCTCATAAGAGATAAAGCGACCGGATCGCCGTGCTTAAGTACGATTTTGTTATTTGCCATAACAGCAAATGCTAAAACCTCTTTTTCCTGAATACTCAGAGAATTGAACAGGCGCTCAGTCTCCACAATTACTTTAGCCTCATCTCTCTTACTGAGATATTTTTTATATTTGTCTGAAGATGCCAGAAATATAAACTCCATCACCCTGTTCAGAACATAACTGATACACAAAAGCATTGCGTAATACATCCAGTGATCTGGAAGTATTTCTGGGTTCCTTATATCTACCCACTCTTTAATTGATGCAGGGGTGATTATTATCAAGGCAATTAAAATAATAAGCATATGAATTAACTGTTGTAGCGTAAGACCACGCAGGAAGAAACGTAATAGTTCCTGCCACCAGTTACTCATCGGTGAATCTCCATCATTCTCTCTGTAGGGGGTGAATAGAGTTTATCCGATTTCTCGCTGTAGGGGTACACGAGAACCACCGAGCCTGATGTGGTTAAAAGACAGGCACAATCTTTACTACCGCAAGCCACGCAGTGAAATGGGTGTGACTTGTGTTGGTCGCCAGAAAATGAAATTAGGCAGCAAACCACTTATTTGAGAGGAATTAATATGTCATCAATCCGCTTAACTACGAGAATGAAAGAGGAAATCGCTCGTAACGCTTTAATTAAGTCTGGGGTTTTCACTGAACTTGAAGAAGTAACAAAGTTAAAGAACCAGCTTGCACTTGACGCCAGAGTTATTGCGTTTGGCGGTAAAAAGAAAACTGAGGAAGTGGATCATTTATATTCCAAGTTAGTAGCTATAAGTGAAGAACTTGAAAAACTGGGATGTTCATTTTACTCATGCGATGTTCGTTCTACTTCAATTTATCTGACTGTATCTGGCAGAAGGGTTGGATGGCATTCATATGGGAAAGACGGCAACGGCGAAGATATATTGCTCCCTACTCCGACCAAAGATAAATGCATGTTTGACGCAGAGCACGAAATAACAAAAAGGTTTGATGAAATCTGCGCATTGCAACAAAAACTTGAAGCCAAGAAAAAGGATATCGAATCAAATGTATGGGCTGCTTTAAACTCAGTCACAACAGTTAAGCGACTTATTGAAGTTTGGCCTGAAAGCAAAGAATTGCTACCAAAAGAAGCAGATAAAGCAAGTACAGCACTTCCTGCTTTACGGGTAGAAGATTTGAATAAGATGATTGGACTTCCTTCCGAGGCCGCATAGTCGGCCTTTATCTTTGGCATAAACAACAGAATAAACACTGCACTGTGTATTCATTCCAACGAGTGAATACACGGAGCAATGTCGCTCGTAACTAAACAGGAGCCGACTTGTTCTGATTATTGGAAATCTTCTTTGCCCTCCAGTGTGAGGGCAATTTTTTGACGGAGGATATATGAGTGAAGTAACAGATTTAGTTGTTATTGAAAAAGCAAATGCAATGACTGTATTTCAGTCTGCCGACCAGATTGAAGAAATCCTTCAAAAGGTTGAACGTGAAGTTATGTCCTTTGTGCCTGATATCACAACGGCAAAGGGCAGAAAGGAGATCGCTTCTCTGGCGTATAAAGTTGCGCAGACGAAAACATATCTCGATGGTCTTGGCAAAGACCTTGTTGCTGAACTGAAGGAAATTCCAAAGCTAATTGATGCTAACCGCAAGACAGTGCGTGATCGCCTTGATGAGCTGAAAGCCAAGGCACGCCAGCCTCTTACTGATTATGAGGAAGAACGGGCGCGGATTAAAGCCGAAGAAGAAGCTAAGGCAGCAGCTGAAGCTCTCGCAAAGCAAATTGAGTCTGACCATGAAATAGCTATTTTGATGGATCGCGAATTTGACCGCCAAAGAGAAGAGGCAAGACTCAAAGCGGAGCAGGAAAAGCGAGAGCATGAAGAACGCTTAAAAAGAGAAGCTGAAGAGAAAGCCAGAGCAGAAGCCGAAGCAAAGGCAAAAGACGAAATTGAAGCAGCAGCAAGGCGAGAAGCAGAAGCTAAGGCCGCAGCGGAACGTGCAGAGCGTGAACGCATTGAAGCCGAGCAACGAGCACAGCGCGAAGCAAAAGAGGCAGCAGAACGAGCTGAAAGAGAAAAGCAGGCGGCAATTGAAGCAGAACGCCGAAAAGCACAGGAGGAGGCTGAACGAATCCGGCGCGAGGCTGAAGCAAAAGAGCAAGCCAGAATAGCAGAAGAAAAAAGAATCAAGGAAGAGGAAGAGTGTAGAGCAAAGGATAAAGCTCACCGGAAAGAAGTAAATAACAAAATACTTGCTGACCTTATCAAGGTTGGCGCATCAGAAGATGTTGCTAAAAATATCATAACAGCCATCGTAAAAGGCGAAGTATTCGCAACAAAAATAACCTACTAATAAAACCAACATAAGGAACCACCCATGATTTACGCAATCGCGGGAGGCGCTCGCATGGGTGCCTTCCAATTAAATGAATCTTTACTTGAACGAATCACCCGTAAATTACGTGACGGATGGAAAAGAGTTGAGGTCTTATTATGCGCAATGAAATAGCCATCAATCACCAGATGCTTCGTGCTGCACAGAACAAAGCAGTAATAGCCAGATTTATTGGTGATTCAAAAATGTGGCTTGAAGCAAATAAAGCGATGAAATCAGCTATCAACCTTCCGTGGTATCGCAGGAAATGAGTTTTACAGATAACTGGTCAGACGAAGAATTCATTCGTCAGATGAAAGAATTAATCGATAACGAAGGAGATATTCATGTCACTTGCAACCACAGTGAAGGAGAGCAAGTTACAGAGACGCATGTACACGCAGAAAGCTCTCTGGTATCGCCATAATGGTGACCGCGAAGGAATGCGGGTATTCCTTAACTTGTCCCGAGTCGAAGTATTAAATCAGCGTTATTTCCTTGGGCCATGTCCATTCTGAGAACAATCATATGAGCAAAGAATTTTACGCAAGACTGGCAGCTATTCAGGAGAATCTGAACGCGCCAAAGAATCAGTACAACTCATTCGGTAAATATAAATACAGAAGCTGCGAAGATATTCTTGAAGGCGTTAAGCCGCTGCTTAATGGCCTGTTTTTATCAATCAGCGATGAAGTTGTGTTGATTGGTGATCGGTATTACGTGAAAGCCACGGCAACTATTACCGATGGCGAAAACAGTCATACGGCAACCGCTCTTGCACGAGAGGAAGAAAGCAAGAAAGGAATGGATTCTGCACAAGTTACGGGAGCCACAAGCTCTTATGCACGCAAGTATTGCCTCAATGGTTTGTTCGGCATTGATGATGCGAAAGATGCAGATACCGACGAGCATAAACATCAGCAGAACGCAGCAGCAAAGCAATCAAAACCATCACCTACACCTGAACAGGTTCTAAAAGCATTCACTGACGCAGCATTGCAGAAAAACACCGTGGAAGAGCTTAAACAGGCGTTCGCCAAAGCGTGGAAGATGCTCGAAGGCACACCGGAGCAGCACAAAGCGCAGGACGTTTACAACATCAGACGAGACGAATTAGAAGGAGCGGCTGCTTAATGGCACATTCGATTACTGTAAGACTAAACAAGCCCGCAAGAGAGTTTCAGGCCGGGGAAAATATCGGATTCAACATCCGTGCTGGAGTTCAGTATTACGATCGCCAGACAAAAAAGAAAGAATGGACAAACTACAGCGCCGTTGTATTTGCCAAGCCGGGAGCGCAAGCGGATTACTACCGTAGTGTTCTTGTTGAAGGTGGCATTGTGGAAATTACCGGAGAAAACATCAGGGTTGATGTTTATCAGGGGCAAAATGGTCAATCAATCACTCTTGAATTACTGAATGCAAAGATTGGATTTGCAGCTTCAGGAAATGGCCCGCAGCAGCAAAGTAGTAACCAGCAGAACACTCCTGTATACGACGATTCCATCCCATTCTGATTTAGAAAAATAAGGATTCCATTATGCCAGCGCCTCTGTATGGTGCGGATGACCCGCGCCGCTGTTCCGGCAATTCCGTATCGGAGGTGCTGGATAAATTCAGAAAAAACTACGACCGGATAATGTCGCTACCGCAGGAAACAAAAGAGGAAAAGGAATTTCGCCACTGTATATGGCTTGCAGAGAAAGAAGAGCGCGAGCGAATTTACCAGACATCAATCCGACCATTCCGCAAAGCCACATATACCCACTTCCCTGAATATATCGACCCGCGCCTGCGTAATTATCGATCACGCTATGGCGCTATCAGTAATGACTGAGGAATTTACCATGAGAGGACTTGCATACAATCCCGGCATTCTTCCGGCAGAAATGATTATTCGCCAACGCGTAAAGCCAATGCCATCGAGAGAGGAATTGCTTAAGAGAAATTCTTTTCCATCAGTAAATCAAAACAAATATCTGAATGCGATGTGGCGCAAAGGAGGCAACCAGTGAGCGGAAAAAGAATGACTAACAGAGAGCTTGTTGATGCCGCGATTAAGCTTGCTGGTGATTTTTATTCAATGATGGGGTACGCGCATCGCCCTGGATTCAAATATTGGGAATCACCGCATCCGCAAGAGCAACTGGTATTTCAAATGGCCTGCCGTGCTTTTGAGGTTATTCGCGGTTCTGATGTGATGGACGCCGTTGCCGACTTGGAGGATGAAGAGTGACCCAAATTAACTATCAGGCACTGCGTGAGGCGGCGGAACGTGCAATTCCAGCGATGGAACGCCTGTTAATGTTGCCAGCTGATGATGATTTGTTAAGTGAACAGGAACTTAAAGATTACGGTGTGGATATTGATGCGCTCAACGCCTTCAAATTTCTGGCCGGACCAGAAACCGTGCTGGCACTACTGGATGAACGGGAAAGAAACCAGCAGTACATCAAACGCCGCGACCAGGAGAACGAGGATATTGCGTTAACGGTAGGGAAGCTGCGTGTTGAGCTGGAAGGCAAAGACAAGCTGATTGCAGAGCTTGGAAAACAATGCGCCGAATGGGAGCGAAATGCATTAAGCAACTTTGAAGAGTGTGCTGCGATGGCTGAACGTATCGAAGAGATGAGTAAGCAAAGTTGCGAAGCCCGTGAGCGTGATTTGTTTGAATCATGGGTAATGCATTCAATTTGTATCTCCAAATCGACGCTTGAAGGATTGCGCACCGAAACTGGATACCGTAACGCAACCTTATCAGGCACAGACTTCAACCGAATGTGGAAACAATGGAAATCTATCCGCGCCGCTGGCATTCGCATCAAAGGAGAGTGATATGAGCACTATCACTAAAGAACGTATCGAATTGTTCATTAAATCCCCGCTTGAAAACGGGCTTACCCGTGGCGAACAAATGGAACTGGCACGAATTGCACTGGCCTCGCTTGAGGCAGAGCCAGTTGGTGCATTCCACATTGCAGAACAGCAAGTTGACGGCACAAGTGACTACATCAAGGATGGGGAATGGCCTATTGATAATGGGATTATTGAAGTCTACGCCGCTCCGCCAGTACCGGTAGTACCTGCTGCATTACCTGAGAACGACGATGAGGATGGGCATGACATTGATTATCTTGAGCCATCTGAAGTTTACGCGCTTGGGCGAACAGCTGGCTGGAACGCCTGCCGCGCCGCCATGCTTCAGGGTAAATCCGAACAACCACAAAACGCACAACAAAATATTCCGGAAAATATTCCCGGTGGCAACGCTCCGGTAACTCCGGATGGTTGGATAAGCTGTAGTGAGCGAATGCCCGCTCAAGATGACTGGATTTTAATTTATTCAAAGCACGGCGAGTATATGGCAGGACAGGTACAAGAGGAATACGTGGAGTTGAGCGACGGCACTTTATCGTGGTTAGGGAACGCCTTGTTCTGGATGCCTCTACCGGAACCGCCTCAGGAGGCAAAATGATGGATGTCAAAGAGAAGATTTTGCAGGTGATGCGTTCCCGGGCTGCCCTGCAAGATAAAGCTCTCGGCGGGGAATATCCATTCAGGATGGCAACCTGGAATCTGCGGTTGGCAATGGAGAAGGAATTTCCTGATGAAGAATGGCGTTCGGCAGATTTGCGCAAAATTCTTATGGAGCTGGCTAAAGACGGAGCAGTATCCAAAGATACCTATGCCAGCCGGATTGGTCAGGCGGTATGGAGACTGGAGGTGCGGTAATGGCTAACCTGCAACTTGCCGTCAAAGGTGAATATTTCGACCAGATGAAGTCAGGCGAGAAAACGGAAGAGTATCGCCTGTGTAATGACTACTGGAATAAGCGAATTATGTTCCGGGAGTATGACCGCCTGATTATCACAAAGGGATATCCGAAGCGCGACGATTCCTGCCGCAGAATTGACGTCCCGTATGACGGATATGAAATCAAGACAATCACACATCCGCACTTCGGTGATAAACCGGTAAAGGTGTTCGCGATAAAGGTGAATATCGGCAATGAATAACAATCCTCGAACTCGCGGGGATTTCTTTTATCTGAACTCGCTACGGCGAGTTTTGTTTTATGGAGATGATAAATGCACTTCCGAGTCACAGGTGAATGGAATGGAGAACCATTCAACAGAGTTATCGAAGCAGAGAACATCAACGACTGCTATGACCACTGGATGCTGTGGGCGCAGATAGCACATGCAGACGTAACCAATATTCGAATTGAAGAACTGAAAGAACACCAAGCCGCCTGATGGCGGTTTTTTTATTGGAGACAAGAAATGTCAGATTTGGCTATGAAGGTTTTGAAATGGCAATCGACTGGCGATGTTGGCATCAGTAGCGCAACTCTTGCCTCAATCGCATGTGGACTGAAAAAGAATATCTATGGTCATAGCTTCGGTGCTCCACATGACGCAGCCGATTTCCGACGATGCGTTGCGCTTGTCGAGCAGATTCCAGAAATCAGGGATTCATTCGACAAGGTTGCAAAGCGCGTTCCGGCATTCAAAGGCATCCTCAACGAATGGGATTCTCTCGTTGCTCTGTTGAAGTCTGAAATGAAGATACACGGAAACAAAGCACCAGAGACTTACAGAAGAATTAGCGAGCTACGCAAGGACTAACCACAGCCTCACACTCGATGAGGCCCGTTCATTTCTCAAGATATCCAGACCTACCATTGCCGCATCAATGCGGCTTTTCTTGCGTGTAATTGCGGAGACTTTGCGATGTACTTGACACTTCAGGAGTGGAACGCACGCCAGCGACGCCCAAGAAGCCTTGAAACAGTTCGTCGATGGGTGCGCGAATGCAGGATATTCCCACCACCGGTTAAGGATGGAAGAGAGTATCTGTTCCACGAATCAGCGGTAAAGGTTGACTTAAATCGACCAGTAACAGGTAGCCTTTTGAAGAGGATCAGAAATGGGAAGAAGGAGAAGTCATGAGCGCCGGGATTTACCCCCTAACCTTTATATAAGAAACAATGGATATTACTGCTACAGGGACCCAAGGACGGGTAAAGAGTTTGGATTAGGCAGAGACAGAAGGATAGCAGTTTCAGAGGCTATTCAGGCCAATATTGAGTTGCTATCCGAGAACAGGCGTGAGTCACTGATAGACAGAATTAAAGGCGCTGACGCAATCACTCTTCATGCGTGGCTTGACCGATATGAAACAATCCTCAGCGAGAGGGGTATCAGACCGAAAACTCTACTCGACTACGCCAGCAAAATCAGGGTAATCCGAAGAAAATTGCCGGACAAACCGCTCACTGACATATCAACGAAAGAAGTGGCAGCAATGCTAAACACCTACGTAGCAGAAGGTAAAGCAGCTTCCGCAAAATTAATCAGGTCAACCCTTGTTGACGTTTTTCGTGAGGCAATAGCCGAGGGGCATGTGGAAACGAATCCGGTAACAGCAACCCGCACAGCAAAGTCAGAAGTAAGGCGCTCAAGGCTGACAGCTAATGAATATGTCGCGATTTACCATGCAGCCGAACCGCTCCCAATCTGGCTGAGGCTGGCAATGGATTTGGCTGTCGTTACAGGGCAGAGAGTAGGCGATTTATGTAGAATGAAATGGTCAGACATAAACGACAACCATCTTCACATTGAGCAGGGTAAAACAGGTACTAAGCTCGCCATTCCGCTGATGCTAACGATTGACGCGCTCAATATCTCATTGGCTGATACACTACAGAAATGCAGGGAGGCCAGCGGCAGTGAAACAATAATTGCATCAACGCATCACGAACCGCTTTCCCCGAAAACAGTATCTAAGTATTTTACAAAGGCGAGAAATGTATCTGGACTCTCATTTGATGGAGACCCGCCAACATTCCATGAACTGCGTAGCCTGTCGGCGAGGCTATACCGGAATCAGATTGGCGATAAGTTTGCTCAACGTCTTCTCGGGCATAAATCAGATTCAATGGCGGCGCGGTATAGGGACAGTCGTGGGCGTGAATGGGACAAAATTGAAATCGACAAATGA